CAAAATGGTAGAGATATGATGCAAGGCGGAATGCAAAATTTAATTGACTACAGACCTCAGATGAATCAGCCGCGCGATGGAATGATGGGTGGAATCGATAAACTATTTAATCTAGGTAAGGGAATGATTGGTGGTACACCATATCAACCTATAATGGAAGAAGATCCAGGAGCCACGAACTACGGACTTAATCCTATGATGATTAATAACGCTCCACAAAATACTTATATGGCTGGACTAACTGATGAACAAAAAATGCTATTAAATAAAAGACGTGGTAATTATGATATGGGTATATTTGGTATACAAGAAATGCTTGATCAACTACCTGATGGTGATCCAAATGATCCAGCGACTTATCAAGACGTAGAAACGTATTTAACCTAATAAATTACATATTAGCTTTAATCCATTTACCTATTTTAGAATGACACAATAACTCTGTGATAAAATTACCGTAAGAATTAACAACAGTTTCTTCTTCTTTATCTTTTAAATGATATTGATAATAACCTACGTGTAAAAACTCATGTATTAAAACATTAACAGCATCTGGACCGCCTGTTTCCATCATTTCTTTATCTAGATATATTTTATAAGGTGGTTTAACTACAAAAGTACCTTGAGCTTCAGATACCTCATACATAATGTCATGAGGACACAGAACTAACTCAACAGTAAAAGGCCCTATAGTTACAAACTGAGGCAACTTCATTTCTTGTTTCTCCCTATAACATTATTCTACAGAAATATAATCTAAACTCTACCCAAATTCCCAAAAAGCGTTTACATATTTACAAGATTGCTAGAATATAACTATATAGCGGGTTCTAGCTGTAAATAAGTTGTTCCCTAGGATAATGTGGGATATTTACAGTTTACAACTTTTTATTGAAAACATTAGCTTTTTTGTTGTTAATAAGTATAATTTAGACAAATATTAAGTAAAAAAACATGGCAAATGTACCTCATATAACAGAAAAACAACGCAAATTTGTGGAAATTTTGATCACAAAGGGCACTTTTCAGAGTGGAAAAGATTGTGCTACTGAAGCTGGGTACGAAGAAAGCTGTGCTACTGTGATGGCAAGTAAATTACAGAACCCTAAATATTATCCTCTAGTAGTGACTGAAATAGAAGCAAGACGTAACGAGTTATCTAGAAGATATTCCATTAATTATAAATCTCATTTAGCTGCTTTAGGTAAATTACGTGACGAAGCCGTAGCTGCTGGTAATTTTACCGGGGCGATTGCAGCAGAGAAATATCGTGGTATGGCTGCTGGTTTATACATTGACAGAAAAGAAATTCTTCATGGAAGTATTGACCAGATGACTGCCAAGGATGTAGAGGAGAAGCTTAGTGAATTACGAAAAAAATTGCAAGAAAACGGAGACAATGCCAAAATTATTGAATCCGACTCATTACAAGGGGAACCTGTCGGAAGCGATAGCTCTGACGTGGTTGCTCAAGAAGGGCAACTTAGTATTCAAGACCATTCATGACACAGGATGTATTGATATAGTCACCGTTGATCCAAACGGTATAATTCATTTATACGATGTGAAGACGGTTAGCTTTAGACTAACAGGTAAGCTAAAAGGATTTAGAATAGATCGTCCCACTACAAAACTTCAAAAAAAATTAGGAGTAGAAATACTCAATGTGGATTTAACAACAGAGAAATGTTACATAACAAAACATGAAACCTGAGCATAATTTATGGAAACAAGTTAAGAACAATACAAAAGGTGTTGTGTGGACAAGAATTGAATCAAATACTGGACTTGGAATACCTGATTTGTTTGGTTTTTATAGAAGACCTTTTTGGGTTGAATTAAAGATAATAAGAAATAACAAGCTCCTGTTCAGTCCTCATCAAATTGCGTGGCTACATAAGCATTATAACATTGGGTGTCCAGTGTTCGTACTGGCCAAGGACCCTCTTACAGGGTCTACCCGATTATATCCAGGGGCCATAGTCCGTGATCCATCCTCCATTGCTGATAAACCTCCATTATGGAATTCTAAGCAAGGCACCTGGCCAGAGCTTCTGGAACTGCTGGGTACCTGGCGAGCTCCTAGTCCCGTGAAGTCTACCGATCTCCATTAGTCCATTCCTCCATTACCTAGTTCCTCCCTTATACTATACCAGGTCCATGTACCTGGCTGGTTCAGCCTGGCTGGTAGCTCAGTGCTGGTTGACAGCCAAGCCTGATTCGTGTAATGATGAATCTCCTTCTTTGTTTTAGTTAGCCAACGAACATAGAATCGAGCCTCGATGTCCTCGGGGCTCACCCCAACTCTCCATTGTCCATTGCCAATGAACTTCTTATACTATGTGTTAAAGATAACTTTTTTACTCTGGTTTTCTCCGGTGTGGACTCAGCTGGAAACAAATAATGACGATGAACTTTTTTTGCTTTAACTCTTGACATCCTAATTTATCCCACTATATTATTAGTAAGGAGAAACAAAAAATGAAAAAAAGACTAATTGACGACCTATCATGTGAGATCGCTTACCTGTTAGACAATCCAACAAATGGCTCTGTCTACATGGTAGAGGGGGAAGTGATTGCAAACATTCAAGACTTAGTTACAAAGCTGGAAAAGGAAATCTACAATGAACATTAAAGACTGGATCAAAAGAAACTTAGACAAAGACCAAATCAAGGAAGTCGTTGAGCATGGTTGCATAAACGGAACAGTGAGCGAACTTATATCTTACGCTGATACTTCTGCATTTCATGATGCACACGAAGAGGAAATATGGGAGATGGTCTATGAATCTGCAGAGGGTCAAGGTCTAACTATCCTAGAATTTCTTGCTACATTACGAGGAGGACTTGTTGGCTCGATGTATCAACTAAAAAACCTTTTGGCGTGGTTCGCTGTTGAAGAACATTGTTATCATATGGTAGAAGCTGAAGACGAAGACGTCGCCTAAGTGCCTGTTTTTATTATTTGGTTTGTGTGGGCTATACTCCTCACTTCCATTGCTATTAAGATCATTAGCTCTGTGCCCTTTGGCGTTGGTTTGCTTTTCGGTGAGCTTCTGATCTTGCTGGCGATTGTTTGGTTTGTTGCTCTCTTCTTCTGACCCTTTTTTCCATTCTCCATTGCTTCTTTACCTTTTTAACTTACCTATATCCCTTATATATTATCCGAGCTGGGAGCTGGTTTGTGGAGGAAGAAGCATACAAAAGTTTTTTTATTTTATTTTACTTTTCCTCTTGACATCCTAGAGAATCCCACTATATTACTATTATGCGAATGTATCATAAACAACAAGAGTCCAATTTAGGAGCTATTTGTTTATTTTCTCCCGTAGCAGAAGCTAGGGATTCGCTGAGGAAGTTAGACGCCTCTAAAGATAAGGGAAGAGTTTTAGGAGGTGTAAGCCATTTTGTTCTTAGGGTTCGTTACCTATCTAGCTTAATCTCTTATCTTGGAAACGCAACGCTAAGAACATTGGGGAAGGGTATTTTTATTATAAAGGTTGACACTTCGTCCTTCCCCTCCAAACTTGGGCAGAGGTTCGCTCTGTAATATGGTTAACACCCTCTGTCCATTACAACGAGGTATTTGTAGACCTATCCACATTGCCAACAGGCAAGAGGTACATCAATTAATCTTTGTCACAAGTGGAGTATGTGCAAAGTTCCTCGGCTAATGGTAAAGCCTTTTCTCCATTCTCCATTACCCTTCTACCCTTTATACAATGGCTACTATAATTATATTATTCCGCCGGTCACAGCTCAGCGTTGCACGATCGCTATCCTCTAAAAAGTTATCCACAACTTAATTAACATAATAACTTGTAATTAGTTAGGACATAACTATATTAATAGTATACCGATAGGAGGTAATAACTATGAACAAAAAGAAAGAAGTAGATAAGTTGGTTAGACTAACTGTATTACATAATTTCATTAGTAAGCAGTTAACAGAACAGAAAGATCTTATTAAGACTATCATTTCGGATGACGATAAAGTTATCAAAGGTGAAGTACATAAGATTAACATTCTTCATAGATCTTACATGAAGTTTGATAGTGCGTTGTTAAGAGAACATCAACCTGAACTCTACGCATCTTATAAAACTAAAGCCATTCATTCTATTGAACTAAAACCTTTAATAGATCAGGATGAGGAGGAGCAGTTAGTTGCTCCTATGTCTGCTATCATGGGTCGTAAGCCGATAGCCTTCAAAGCCGATTAAAAGTTTAGGCACACTTTTGCATGGCGTATTTGCGCCATGCATTTCTCCATTCTCCATTGCCTTTTTAGCTATTAGCTATGTACACTATATATACTATTACACGCGGGACGGCTCCAGGCTGATTTTGGTTTCGTTGCTGGTAAGCCGATGAGGTGTGTAGGTAATATGTGGTGATGAGTGCTTGAAAAGAAAATAAAGTTATCCACAACTAATTAGTTGCAATTAGTTAGGACTTCTATAATATACTTATATGCCTAACGATAACAATCTCACGCTAAGACCTTTTGCCGATGTGGAAGAGCGTCTTGATGATACAACTCGTATCACGCGTGAGAACAAAACAAGAAGAGAGGTAGACTATCGTGCTATTGCTGATCTCCTTAGTAGTGAAATTTATAATCTTATTGCTACTACTGATGACGCTCAGGTAAAGCAATGGGGTCGTAACCTACTATCAAAGCTACAAGGAAGAATTAATCCTTTAGACTTTTAATTGATTGGGGCGGGATAATCTCCCGCCCCTTCTTTCTCGCTCCATTTTCCCCGCTCTCAAAAAATCCTACTACTTAATAAGGTTCCTAGACCGCTTTTCCACCGATCAAGGTCTGTGGCTGACCCCCGCCCCCCTATTTGGCCCCTAGCTTCTATGAGAAGGGCACCTAGGTTGTGATTGCCACAAATAATTCCATCTGATATAAGTCTGAGTATGAGATTAGACGTTGATGTCGAATCAATGACGCATGAAGAAGCAAGAGAAGCAATGCTTAAACTTGAACTTCGTAAAGCGCAATTAGATTTAAGTAGTAAGTCAAGAGACTCCTTTATAACGTTCGTTAAAGCAGTGTGGCCAGGGTTCGTGGAATCTGATCATCATAGAATGATCGCGGAGAAGTTTGAGAAGGTCTTGTCAGGTGAAATAAAACGATTAATCGTGAACATGCCACCGAGACATACAAAATCAGAATTTGCGTCCTACCTCTTTCCAGCTTGGCTCTTGGGCCACAAACCACAGACCAAGATTATACAAACAACTCACACGGCTGAACTGTCTTACAGATTTGGTCGTAAGGTAAGGAACCTTATTGACTCTAATGATTATGCAAAAGTTTTTCCAGATGTTAAACTCTCAGAAGATTCTAAAGCTGCGGGACGTTGGGAAACGAATCATGGCGGTGAATATTTCGGCGCGGGTGTGGGTGGTGCTATTACTGGTCGTGGTGCTGATCTACTTATTATTGATGATCCCCATTCTGAACAAGACGCCTTGTCTTCGACAGCAATGGATAATACATGGGAATGGTATACATCGGGTCCTCGTCAACGTTTGCAACCTGGAGGTTCGATCGTTGTAGTTATGACGCGTTGGTCTGAAAAAGACATCACAGGACAATTACAAAAAGCCATGGGTGAACCTAAAGCGGATCAATGGGATGTTATAGAATTTCCAGCTATTCTTCCTTCAGGGACCCCGGTCTGGCCTAATTATTGGAAACTCGAAGAACTAGAAGCTGTCAAAGCATCTTTAACAGAACAAAAATGGCAAGCGCAGTGGCAACAAAATCCTACAGGTGAAGAAGGAGCTCTCATCAAAAGGGACTGGTGGAGAATTTGGGATAGAAAAGATATCCCTATGTTGAAGCATGTTATACAAAGTTATGATACAGCGTTTACAAAAAAGGAAACAGGGGATTATAGTGCTATTACAACGTGGGGTGTATTCTATCCTGACGAAGTAACCCCTAATATTTTATTATTAGATTCAATCAAGGAACGTTATGAGTTCCCTGAACTCAAGAAAGCAGCTATAGAACAATATAAATACTGGGAACCGGAGACCGTGATCGTTGAAGCGAAAGCATCAGGACTGCCCTTGATCCAAGAACTACGAGCCTTAGGTATTCCTGTAATTAACTTTACCCCTAGTAAAGGGAATGATAAAGTATCAAGGGTACACGCAGTTGCCCCGTTGTTCGAAAGTGGAGTAGTGTGGATACCTGACGAAAGATGGGCTGAAGAAATGGTCGAAGAGTGTGCACAGTTCCCGTTTGGTGAACATGATGACTTAGTAGATTCTATGACTCAAGCCTTAATGAGATTTAGACAAGGCAATTTTGTGCGGTTATTCGATGATGAAGAAGAAGAGCCCACGGACCACGGAGAGACAGAGTATTACTAATGGTAGATTATAGAAACATAGATATGCTTATCGATGAAGATCCGGCCTATAGTCAAGATGAAAATATTGATCGTAGAATAGCAGAAAACGAAAGACAGTATGAAAAATTAAAAAATTTTTTTACAGATTTAAATACAGGTTTAAAGCCTATGATTGGTGAAGGGACCCCCATAGGAGTAGCTAGTGATTTTTCAAGAGATCTTTTATTACAAGCGGGTAAACGAATAGCACAACCTATTGATTATGTAGCAAAAAAAATATCTAGTCCTGATGTACCTGTAGGAGAACTTCAGAAAATAGCTCGAACAAATACGGGAATGAAAGGACTAAAATCTCAGATTCAAGTTCCTTTTGAAATGCTTGGAGAAACAGCTCAGTTTTTATTTGATCCAAAATATTATAGTGATTTACAAGAAAAAATCAAAGCTGGAACTTCAACTCAGATGGAAGAAAATATGGGAGTAATAGCTGGAGCTTTTGAAGTTGTAGGAGGTGCCGATTTAGTAAAATATATTTATAAAAAATTTGGTCCTGAGGTAGCTCAGATGATTACAAAAACACTCGGTAATAATTCAAGAGAACTAATTCAAAATTTAGATATACCTCTTGAACAAAAAAAAATAATTGTAGCTGACCTTATAGGTGAACTTGTAGACAAAAATCTTTTTAAATTTAGTGATAAAACTAGATTAGGTGGTAAAAAACCTAAAGGTTTTGCATTGGGTGGAACAGCAGAAGATTTTACACAGAACGTAGATTTTATGTCCGATCGTTTTATGAAAGATCCAGCTTTTGAACAAGAAGATGCTTTTGAAAAATCACTAGAAGGAGCCACAGCTTTTAATCCGTTTAAACTCCATAAACTTTTTAAAACATCTCCAGGTGTAGCCACTCCTAAAAATCTTAGGGAAGTAGGTCTATACAATGAATTAGTTGATACACAAAATATGGGTGGAGCAGACGTAGGAATTGAAACATTACTTCCAACTGTAAAATCAATTAGTGATAATGATTTTGCTTTTAAATCTTTTACAGTTGATAAATTAAATTCTGCTAACGCTCCTAAGAACGCAACACCTGAATCATGGAGACAGTTTTTAAAAGGAGGAGAACTTAAAGCTCCTGAAACAGAACTTCTTGATTCTGGTATGGAAGATTTTTTTATAGATAGCGATAAGATGTATCCTGGAAAAAAAATATCTAGAGAGCAATTGATTGATATTTATAATGAATCTCCAGTTGGTAATATAGAAATAAAAGTTAAAGATAAACCAAAATATGAAGAAGATTTAGGAACACTTCGAGATCAAAGAGAGTATACTGACTACGTAGGTAGACCAAGACACGAAAATTTTGGAAGTGCTCCAATTGATAATTTTGGAGAGAATTATCGTGAAATTGTAATTCAGTCAGGACCTATTCCAAATGACAGAAGTCCTTATGTTCAAAGTTCTCACTTTGAAGAACCGAATGTTATAGGCTTTACTCGTGTTGCTGATTATCAAAACACAAATGGTCAAACTGTATCCGTGATTCAAGAACTTCAAACAGATCTGTTAACAACAGTAAATAATGAACAACAAAGACTTAATGCAATGGTCAAAAGAGCAAAAAAACAATCTGAAGAGCTGAATGAAATTTATAATAACCCTCTATCAGACGCAAACGATCGTGATATTGCTCAGAGAAAACTTCAAGAAATAAAAAAAAATATGGGAGGAAGAACTATAGAAGAATTAGAAAATATGAGTGT